TGATAATAACTTCCCTGTTCATTTCAAATCCTCCTTTTGTCTTAAAGTTTTTCAGAAATTGCGGTTTTCCGTCCGCCTTTTTTGCAACATTCCTTAGAAGTCCCGCACCAGCAGATACTGAGCAAGCTCCCACCAAATCCGGGAGGATAGCCAAATGGTCAGGCCGGTAGTTACGAGCAATGGCAGAATATGTCTTACCATTCCATTCACCTTCAACATTTTCATTGTCGGTGAAAAGTCCAGTACTAACCTCCATCACCTCTCCCTCTTGAATGGCATTCAGAACCCGGTCATCTACTTCTTTAACTTTAGCCTCGTCAATCCAACACTCAGTTTTGAGCTTGTTGTCAGCCCATTGAGTATTCATCAACACACCAATTTTCTGCTTGTCAAAAATCACCGGGTCACAGGCAGATTTGGCCACACCGTTTATCTGTGGGTGGTATACTACCACAGGCTTGGCATTCCAAACTTCTGGGGTCTTGGACAACTCCATTGAAGGGTAGTACAAAGCTCCCATCGAGCCTTCATGAACTCCTTCTATCATCATCACACAGGGAACAACCAGATAGTCCCGGCCTTCCATTGAGTCATGCCGGACTTTAGCTTTTTCGGCTTTGAGGTTGACCAGCATCCGGGTGAATGCATTATTGGATTGGGATTTCCCGGAAGCAGGTTCAAAGAGAATAGGACTGTACTTATGCTTCCTGAGCCAAGCCTTAGCCTGTTCCACTGTGAAACTACCCTTGGCAAAACGTATGGCTTGGATTGAAGTATCACCATTGGCCTTAATTCCCCAAATGACATCAATACTTTTTCCAAACTTGCCATTCTCCCTGCGGAACTTGACAAACCCATCCGGGGAAGCTATTCTAGCGGCATGTTCATTAGGGTAAGGCACTAGTGTTCAACTCCTCATCTTCCATCCTCAAAAGGTAAAAAGCTACATCTTGAAAGAATACTAACCCTAATAAATGCCTAAGTAAAGAAGAAAATTAAGAATCTTCAAGAATTTTTTTCAACCCTATTTTTGAGAGGGTTACTTTTTCGCTCTGTGTCTCCAGTATTCAATGGTGTCCCTCAATCCATCTTCCAACCCCACTTTGGGTTCCCAACCCAAACATGTCCATGCTCTTTCAATATTCAAACAACGCCGGGGCTGACCATCTGGCGTAGTCCTATCAAAGACCAATTCCCCTTTGTAGCCCATCAACTGACAAATCTTCCCCACCAAATCCAAAATAGATATTTCCTTTCCTGAACCCAAGTTGATAGGCTCCAGCCCATTGTATTCTTCTAAAGCCAGACAAATCCCTTCCGCTGCATCATCCACATAGAGGAAATCCCTTGTAGCTCCCCCAGTGCCCCACAGAGACACTTTTGTTTCTCCTTTCCCCATAGCATCCTGTATCTTGCGAATGATGGCCGGAATAACATGAGAAGATTCGGGGTCAAAATTGTCCCCGGGTCCGTAGAGATTGGTTGGAATGACAAAGATTGCATTGAACCCATACTGGACTCTGTAAGCTTGAGCCTGAACCATCATCATCTTCTTTGCCAATCCGTAAGGAGCATTAGTCGGCTCCGGGTAGCCATTCCAAATATCCTCCTCCTTGAAAGGCACCGGAGTATTCACCGGGTAGCTACAGACTGTTCCCAGTGCTACAAACTTCTTGACCCCGCACTGCCAAGCTGTGTGCATAAGTTGTGTATCCATGATAAGGTTCTTATAGAAAAACTCAGCAGGGTGCTTCCGATTAGCCCCTATCCCCCCGCACACTGCCGCTAGATGAACAACAGCATCTGGGAAATGGAGTATGAGATAACGTTCTACCTCCTCCGTATTCATCAATTCCAATTCCTTGTGAGAAGGATTTATCACATTGTATCCTGTTTCATCCAGCTTAGCACAAACGAACTTGCCAAGAAATCCATGACCACCAGTGACCATCACTTTCATTTTAGAGCCTCTCTTTCAGCTTGAATCATTATATCAAGCATCTTTTCAAAGGTAACACTGAGCTTCCAGCCCAACACCTCTTTAGCTTTTCGGGAGTTTCCACACAAACAATCTATATCCAATGGCCTTTTCAACCGGGAAACCACCTTCACATACTGGTGCCAATCCAAACCCAATGAATTGAAAGCATAACAACACAAGTCCTTCACCTGGTGTGTTTCACTCGTAGCTATGACAAAGTCATCCGGCTTGCTTTGAAGCATCATCCACATGGCTTCAACATAGTCCGGGGCATAACCCCAATCCCTCCTGGCAAGGAGATTTCCCAACTCCAATTCATTTTGAAGCCCAGCCTCAATCCGGGCAACAGCTTTGCATATCTTCCTTGTCACAAAAGTCTCTCCCCTACGGGGACTTTCATGATTGAATAGTATCCCACAGCTAATAAAAAGTCCATAAACTTCTCGATACATCACACAAAGGTTGTGGGCCGCCAACTTAGCTATCCCATAAGGGGATACAGGGTGGAAGGGGGTATCCTCATCAATCTGAACATCCCCACCAGTGATAGATTCCACATTTCCATACATTTCTGAAGAGGAAGCCTGATACAATCGAGGAGGCTCTGATAAGTCCCTGATAGCTTCCAACAAGCGGAGGGTCCCCATCACAATCACATCAGTGGTATACTCAGCACAGTCAAAACTTACCTTGACATGGGACTGTGCCGCCAAATTGTAGATTTCATCCGGCTTGCTCAAGGCTATAACGTGTCGCAGAGAAGCTCCATCAGTCATATCCCCATGGTAAAGATGAAGCCTATCAAAGATGTGGTCAATCCGGGAAGTGTTGAATGTGGAAGCACGCCGGATAATGCCATGAACTTCATAGCCCTTACTCAAAAGCAATTCGGCTAAGTAGGAACCGTCTTGACCTGTAATGCCTGTGATAAGTGCCCGTTTCAATATTCACCCATCTCACTATGAATAACCATCAACATCCCTACACCCATAATTGTAACAAGGATGATTAGGGTTAGGTTTGTTGCAATGATGTGTCCCAAAATGTAAGTGTGACCAAACAGGCCAGTGGTGGAGTACAAGTAAGGATAGAAACCTATCCAACTCATAAAGCATTCTCCTCATCTAGTACCTCATTACCCCAGGCATCCCATCCGTCTTATATTGCAACACTGCTTTTCCTCACACTACTTATGTTATTCCTCCAAACAAAAAGAATTCAAAAGGCTGGACAGACCACTTAGGATTATATCCTTAGCGTCGATTCCTGTCACACTACAGCTATGAAGAAAGGTTGGACAGACCACTTAGGTTTTATCATCTATCAACTCTCCCATACTCTTCAATTGTTCCCCAATCTCCTTATACTGCTCTGCCATACGCTGGAGCACTTGTAACATATTCTCTCTGGGTGGCTTCCTCATAGCCAACAGCTTGGCCATGAAGCTAATCAACCGGCCTATGTAATCATACTGTTTGCATAGGATAAAGAAGCCCTGCAGTAACTGTCCCTTGGGAGTAAACTCAGGAACCGGAGCCGGAGGATTAGCTTGGTTTGGTATGTCCACCATTGGACTTCTCCCTCACCGGACCTTTCTCTACTATCCCATAGCAACCATTTACCCTATCAAACCCTTTGGGGCACTTTCCCTTGGCTAGACACTTGTCCCATTCAGGGCATCTTACCTGATGAACATCATTCTCTCCCATGAAGTTACTCCTTCAAGTCTTTCAATGCTTTCTCCAACATCTTTTCAGCAGTATCCTCTGCAAATTGTTTTGCCCCATCAAGGTTATTTACCTCTCCGGGTAGTACAGCGCAGTTCACAGCGGCCTTCCAATTGCCATCCTTATCCTCAAAAACACTCAGGTCAAACCACCCGCCAACCCGACAATGCCAACACGTATCAGGTTGCAAACCGCTGGGTGTCCAAATTGCTGACATCCATTTCCTCTCATCTAGATGTATCCTTCTCACCTACATTGGCAGGTATCCACGCACAGCGGCAGTTAGGGTGACGAGGAAGTAACCCACGGGCTTCCTCTACAGTCATCACCACTTTGTCCAAGGCGTCACATTCCTCACACACCTTATCATCCCCAGCCGTACTCCACTCTGCCATCACAGCTATATCTTGAATTCTCATCTCTTCAAACGCATCCAGCTGGCCCTCAGCATGAGCCGCTATGATTTCCGTTCTAGCCATGACCAAAGCTCGTTTCTTGGTGATGCCTGTTATCCCTTTGGCCAAATCTGTAGCCAGTGTCCGGGGACTTCTTCCAGTGGCAATCCCATCTGCCAGTATCCTACCAATCTGTTGGGACATGGAAGAAGTAATGCCTTTCAATTCCTCATAAGAACGTGTATAGAGGAATTGTAGCTTGGACAGGCGTTCCGGCTGGTTGAAAGCTGACTCAAGGAATTGTGCCCGTTTTCCCTGATAAAAATCCATCTTTTCCAGCATCTGTTTCTTGTGTGAATCAATGTACGCCCGGAGGCTCCCTTTTTTATACGCAGAATAAACATACTTAGCCATCCATGGCTCACCCTTGTAGTCAACTTGTAAAATCTCGGCTTCCACCATCTCATCAAACCAGACATTGAAAGCATCCAGCTTTTGAGCATCTGTCAGGAACCTCCATGCCTGTTTGGAGGGCATTTGATTGAGAACGGCTTGGTTGAAAGCTATTGGCTGACTATCCTCCAGTCCTAATGCATCCAACTCACCTATAGCTTCCACTACCTTTTTCAGCAGGGACAAGAACCGTCTGCGCATTTCCTTCATGTAACTTTTGCGCAACAAGGTTGTTCTGGTGGGGTCTAACCTTAATGGATTCAAACCTTACTCCCCCTTAACTACTTTTGGCCGTGGCTTAGGTATAGGGGCTGGCTGACCCGGCTTCTCTTTAGGGTTCTGCCTCGGAGCCGGAGCCGGTTGCATCTTCTGTATTTCCTTTTGCTGTTCCACTTCCCTTTCCTCTACCTCATCCTGATATTCCACCGCCGCTTTGTTTATTTCCTTCACCTGCTCTGTTGTCAACCCTGCAAACATTATCAGGAATTGCTCAGGAGGAATGAGCATGTCCACTCCCCCAGCGACATACTTAGCAAAGGCTTCTGTCATCTTGGCCAGCACTTCCGCCTTGTCCAAGTCTGAAGATGATTCAAGGTCAGGCCA